CTTGATACAGGTATTACTGAAATTGACGCAATCCAAGATTCTCTATCTCTTGCAAGTTCAGATCATCAGTTTACTCTTGAACAGGCAACAGGAACTACCATCAATCAAGAGATCAGGATTGATCATGCAACTAGTGAAAGTGGTCTACTGTTGGATGAGACAGATGGTGACAACATTATTAATGAAGATGACATAACCCTTGGTGGTGAGAGCATTCTACTTGAAACAGGTAGTGATGAGTATCTTATACAGGAAGACTATATAATAGGTGACGGAGTTACAGACAAGACAGCTCAAAATGAGTTGTTTGAAACATTGGATGATACTGTACTAGACTTCAGTGAGTCAAATCCATTTGGTGATGCAGGGAGTGCAGATTAATGCTAGGACAACAATTTTATCACGAAACAGTACGCAACGTAGTTGTGGGTTTCGGAACAATTTTTAATAATATTCAATTAGTTCGTAAGGACAATGCTGGAAAGGTTCAACAGACTATGAAGGTTCCCTTGGCATATGGTCCAAGGCAGAAGTTTCTTGTTCGACTGAATGATGACGCAGACCTTAGTAAAGCAGCTGCCGTTACGTTGCCTCGTATTGGTTTTGAGATTACAGGACTTACCTATGACGCTGCCCGTAAACTAAATCGTGTTCAGAAATTCAAGAAGGTTAAGGGTGATAAGTCAGATCAATTGGACACGCAATATATGCCTGTTCCATACAATGTAAATTTTCAACTCTATATTCTTGCAAAACAGTCGGATGATGCTCTACAAATTGTTGAACAGATTCTTCCATACTTTCAACCAGACTACACGATCACGATGAATGATAACGCTGATATGGGTGTCAAAAAAGACATTCCCGTTATTCTCAACAGTATTTCTTATGAGGATGATTATCAGGGTGACTTTACCACAAGACGTGCGATCATCTATACTCTAGATTTCACTTGTAAGTTCTATCTCTATGGCCCTGTTACTTCTAGTAAGGTTATTAAGACAGTACAGGTTGATGCATATACTGATATGCCCGACAAATCACCCACACGACAACAGAGACTTACTGTTACACCAAACCCAACCAGTGCTGATGCTGATGATGATTTTGGTTTCAATGAGGTGACATCGTTCTTCGAAGATGCGAAAAATTATAATCCAGTGACGGGTGAAGATGAGTGATAACATGTTTCATTATGCAGATGTTTCTTTGTCAGTAATTGATAATCTAATAAATTTAGAAGAAGAGTTACAAGTTTTAAAACGGGCCCATGAAGATAATTTAAAAATTTATGAGAACTATACAGGATATAAAAAAATATCTGATAGTGGAATGCCATTAGATGAAATGAGTGATTCTATGCAAGGTCATACTAATTTAGAAATTTTCACTGAAGATGAAAAGGCTAAGTCGGTCAAACTTTTTAATGAAATTCTAAAACCAATTGTTGGGTATGAACCAAATACTCAAGGTAGGTATGGATATTACAAAGAAGCAATTCATATACATAATGATGGTGAAAATTATCTAGGTGATGATTGGAAATCGCACAACAGAACAGGACAAAAACCTCGGCCTGCAAACACAACAGTATTCTTTCCACTAAGATGTTACAAAGAAGATGGGAGTGTGGGAACAACTGAGACTGTATACTTTGACCAAAAAACTCCTTGGTCTGCAAAATCTGGAATTGATATTGAGAGTGACGATCAAAAGTTCTATAGACAACATGGCCCATATGGGTGGCAATTGGATCATGATTATAGTGATTTAGTAGGATACACTAACAAACCCTTTGATTCAGATGTTTGGGTAGAACACCTGCAACAGCACCCAATTGAGATGTTACATGGATTTAGTTTTGCAGCATCCATTCCTTGGAATATTGGTCAGGTTGTGATGTTTGAGACTTCAAGAATTCATTGCAGTTCTTATATGGAAGATTGTTTTGGTAAGGATTGTTTTCTTGTGAAGGTCAACACAAATTTATGGGATTAGTGTGAAAATACTTATACCATTCTCTGGCGGTATAAATTCAACATATTCACTTTATCGTTGGTTGACTGAGACTAATGCTGATATTTTTGTTCGATATGGAGTTGATCGTTTTGAGAATGATGATTTCAATGCAGAGGAACTTGAAAGAGTTCAAAATATATCACACTTCCTTAAAAAAGAATGTCGTAATTTTAATTTAGAAATGTCTGAGTTTCCTAAAGAATATGTAGAAGAACGTATTCCTATTCGGCCGGGATTTACAAAAGGAATGTATAATATTGGTACACTTAGGCCAAGATATTTTGGATTTACTAAGTGGTGTATCGAAACTGATGTAGATGCAATATCAATTGGCGTATCTTTAGAAAATACTGCAACTTGTGGATATGAAGTGAGTCGTCTAGAATCTGGTATTGAAAATATTGGTGTTGATATATATTTGGCTGGTATAACGAAACTAGTTCTAGTGCCAATTGGTGACGATTTTAACTATGATGAGGTTGCAAAAGATATGGTGGGTCGATTTGAACAGTATGAGTTCTTACCAAAAGAATTACAAGACTTGTGTGTTAGATATAATTCAGAGAGTCGTAATGGACGGGAAGTTGCATACTGGCGAACATATCAAAAATTTATCAGTGAGGGTAAAACAGGAAGAGACTTTGATTTGTATTGTGCTAAACACGGTAGTTATGGTCATTGGAGACATGAAGCAGACCCAGAAACTTATATGTACAGGGGTCGAGGTGAGGATGGAAAATTGCCTTACTTAATTTATATGGGAGATAAATGTGGTAAATGAAATAGATAAAGCACTTGGAGTAGTCGGGGATGTTATTCCACCAGAAGCTTCTTTAAACCCAAAAGTTAAAATGTCTGATGTTTCCCGTTATCCAGTAGAGTTAGAGGGGGGTGAAGATATTGATGCTGACTATAAGTATCAAAGAGAGAACTTCTATCGGTTGGTTGAACAGGGTTCTAATGCAATTGAGGGTATCCTTGAACTTGCGAAAGAGGGTGAACATCCAAGGGCATACGAGGTTGCAGGACAGTTAATCAAGAATGTTGCAGAGGTCACTGAGAAGTTAGGTGATCTACAAGAGAAGATGAAGAAACTCAAAGAGGTTCCCAACAACGCACCGAAGAGTGTTACGAATGCATTATTTGTTGGTAGCACTGCTGAGTTGCAAAAAATGTTGAAAGGTAAAAGTGAGTAAGGTTCTTTATTATCATCTCAATTCCTTTCCAGAAATAAGTGCAAGAGATGAGTATAAATTAGCAACTAGTTTTGGATTACACTCTCCTCGTTTTAGATTTGGTTTTGACAACCAGTTTGATTTGATAGAGAACCCCCTTACAAATTTTCCTACAAATTTTACATCAACATTCGAAGAGTTAACTAATCGTAGGGCTGTAGAGTTATGGGATATTGGCAAACCAATAAGATTGTGGTGGTCTGGTGGTATAGACAGCACATGTGCATTAGTAAGTCTGCTGAAAACTAAAAGGTTGGATACAAGTCTTACTGTGTATCTATCAAAAGCTAGTGTACAAGAAAATCCACGTTTCTATGATTTGTTAGTCAATAAGAAAGTTAATTTGCAGTGGCATTCTCACGAAGACTATATCTATGACAATGATCAGTTATGGAACGGACAAACAATCAATGTGAATGGTGGCGGGGGAGATTATTTATTTCTCGCAATATCATCAAAAATGTCTATGGAGGAGTTCTTCAAAATCAAAGACCACGATTGGATTAATATCATGAAAGACCCTGATATGTTAAAGACAACAGAAAAATATATTGATATGTCTCCATACAAACCAAAAACATGTTGGGAGTTACTTTGGTGGTTTGCTAGGAGTATAGATGATTTGTTATCAAGATACCTCTCACCAAGATTTCTCAAAGACCCATCTGTGTATCATCTAGAATACCCATTTTTCTATACAGATTATTTTGAAAAGTGGGCTTTGTCTAATCCATACGCTGGACATAACGGTGACTATAGAACATACAAATGGCCAATGAAAAAATACATATATGATTATGATAAAAATGAAGAGTATTTGAATATAAAACAAAAAGAAAGTTCCTTTCGTTCAGTAAATAAACAATCACGATATCTAGGTTCTTCCCGTGGACATTATGCTCTTAATAAGATTGTGTATGAAGATGGTACATACGTTAGATATAAATAGAACAAGGAGACGATTATGTATGAGTATCCATGTAAAATTGTTAAGGTAATAGACGGCGACACAGCTGATGTGGACATCGATCTTGGTTTTGGTGTGTGGTTAAAGAAACAGAGGATTCGTTTCTATGGTGTTGACACACCTGAGTCAAGAACGAGTGACAAAGAAGAAAAGGTCTATGGACTGATGGCAAAGGAATTTGTTTTGTCCCACCTACCAATTGGATCAACACAGGTTCTACGCACAAGAAAAGATGGTAAGGGGAAATATGGTCGTATTCTTGGTGAGTTTGTTATCGATGACACAACATTAAATCAGTTGCTTATTGACACGCACAACGCTGTTGCATATTTTGGACAGTCAAAGGATGATATTGAAGAAGAACATATAAGGAACAGAGAATTAGTCAATGGCTGACAATCAATACCTTGGTAACCCCAATCTCAAGAAGGCTAATGTTGCACAAAACTGGACAAAGAAAGAACTTGTTGAGTACCAGAAATGTATGGAGAACCCACAATATTTCATAGAAAACTATGTAAAGATTGTGTCTCTTGAT